ATCATTGTACTTAGCGTAACCGATAAACTGTGAACCTTGCCGTCTAGCTACCGCACCATAAGGTCGAATAACTGCGTTTTCAGCAAGCAGTAATGCACTTTTATATTGCTCTAAGTCAAATCGACTAGATACATCTGGCGATACTTCGCCTGTAGTAAATGCGACTTGTCCGATATACATCGGCATCTCACCAACTCCTTGCTTTCAAATAGCTAGATACATAAGGCATATCTAGTCTACGCTCTTTGGCACTCATAGATTTTGCCTCTTGTATTGCTGCTTGGTACAGTTTATACGATTGGTCAAACAAACCACTATTACCAGTTAGTGGCATAGCTAAATCAGATGCCATCTTACACACCAGCGCTTTAACGAATATAGGGTTCATTACATCAGCATCGGTAATATCGTACACATAATCAATGTGCATCAATGGTACATCAGATACAATGTACTTTGTATTGTTATCAGTTAGGTAAACATCATATTCACGTTGCTTTTCCGCTCGGTATCGTTCACCCTGTGGAATTACCGCAAGAATACGAACACACTTTTCAGGGTAAGCATAAACATAACCCCAACCATCAATCTTATGTTCAGATAGCACCGCTCGTTCACGCTTACGTGCAAAGTTCCATTCAAACTGTTCTAACAATACTCTACGTGTTAGATCATAATGCAATCTACATTGTCTAGCAGGTTCTGTTTCTTCTGTCATGGAACGGATGCGACCAGCATTGATAAGCGATAATGCTTGATTGCAAATATCAGTAGGTGTCATATTTCCACCTTTCTATAAAAAAAGAGGGATGCATAAGCACCCCTCGTTCAATTATTCAGCAGTTTCTTCCGCTTTCTTACCAGTTTTCTTGGTTGTAGGTTTTGCCTCTTGGGCTTCCTCTACTTCTGCGACTTCTTCTGCACCAACAGTTTCAAACAAATCTTTGAAGTAGTCCTTATCGTATTCGGCTACCTCTTCTTTTGTAAATTCAACTGTTGTTCCCTCTTCAATTAAACCCTTTGTATTGTGATAAAGGGTTACTTTTGTAACGTATTCCATATTAACCACCTTATTTAATATTAATGCCACTTGTTAAGAATGCGGAGATTTGACCGCCAGTCATATTATTGGCATTTACTTTGATATATTTCTTAGCACCATTAGCCAAACGTACTTTGTATTCTGTACCAGCTGGAGCATTAGCAGCCATAGTAATACCATGTAATAATACCGCATTGGCCATGTTTTCAGTATCAGATGTGTACACGTTAAACAATGGTGTGCCTGTTACTGTTTTGTCGATACGAATTACAAGGAATAAGTTAGGGTCAGCATCGCCACCATTACCATTCATCACTACATCGGAGTTAGTGTTTGTTGTAATGTCTTTTTTGAAAAAGAATGTATTTTGAGTATCAATAATCATATATATTTATCCCCCTATTAATTAAGCAGTAACTCGTGCTTCTGTGGAAAGCAATGCATCGATTTTACGTACTGGAATACCATTAGCACGTGTAACCATTTTGCCCATTTCCATATCTTCTGTGATTGTAGAACCATGTACTTTGTTCTTTTGTAAACGTAAGAATGTGCGCAACTCTTGGTTCATGTACCATACTGGACGGCAGCCTGTAAGAGATTGCATTCTTTCTTCTGCACGGATCATCAAATTAATCAAATTAGGACCTGCGGAAATATCTTCCTTAATGGATTTCATATCGATATTTGCGATACGTACAACATAGCGCCAATCACGAACACACAAACCGATGTTTTGTTCAAAGTGAGTGCGATATGCCTCGAATAAAGAGCCATCAGGCTTAGTGATTGTTGTTTTACCTTTATCTTCTTGTTGCAAGCCAGCCTCTGTACCACGTGGATAGATACCATGTACAGTAAGAGGGCCCCAACCTACAAGCCACATAGATGCAAGGTTTGCAGTACCGCCAGCATCGATAATGTTTTTAGCACTATCAGCTTTCTTAGGGTCTAATGTATTAAAACGTGCGGATAAGCCAACAAACTTTTCAGGAGTGCTTTCATCACCATAGAAAAGTGTACGTGCGATTTCTTGACCCATAGCCTCAACGAATGCAGCATCTTCTGTAGCACGGAACGCTACAGGGTCATTAGACAACTTAACCAACTTAGCATCTACTTCGGAGTAAGCCTCTAGCATACCGCAAGTGTCGGTAATTTGTTTTGTAGTAGATTTGCTAGGTTGTACACCGCCATAAAGCATGCGCCATGTAGCATCAGGCAAGCCAGTACGTACTGTTGTTTTGTTAGATGTACCATCATTACATTCAATCATTGTCATATCTTGAATGATTTCGTTAGATTGGTTTAATTGTTCGATGATTTGTGCGATTTTTCCGTTAGGATCCATACGCTTTTGCAAATCAATTAAAGTAGGGTTTTGTGTTCCGATTGTAGCCATAAATTATTTTCTCCTTTTATTTGAACATACTCGGATATAAGTTTCTTCTGATTGCATCTTCTGACTGTGTACCACCAGTTGGTTGACCGCCACCAGCGTTATTATCTTCACCAGCCATACCAGCAATCTGTGCGAATAGTTGGATAATTTCTACACGATTACCTAAGCCATTTTCTGCTAGTAACTCACGAATATTAGGAATTGCCTTTTCCACAACTTCAACACCAGTTGCAGCTTTACCAACTGTTTCATCATATTTATTGCCTAATACCTCTTTGGTGTGTTCTGCGTAACCTTTATACTGTTCAATCAAAGCATCTTGTCTTTTCTCTTCATAAGCAGTTACAAGGTCAGTAGCGTACTTATTACCAAACTTAGCCATCTCTACCGCTTGCTCTTGCGTAGCACCTACGCTATTAAGCAACTTAGAGAAATCATCTGCTATTGTTTGGTCTACTTCGCCACTATCAAAAGCTTGTGTAAAGTCATATACAGTAGGTTCTTTTGGTGGTTCTTGGTTGCCGCTTGTGTCAGCACCACCACCGCCTAAGATTGTGTCTTGGGTATTCGTGTTAGCATCCGTAGTAGGTGTACTACTATCTGCACTCGTTGTGTAATCATTCGTGCCTTGCGTTAAATCTTCTGCCATAGTCATTCACCTTTTTCCTCTAAATTTTTAAATAGTTTTTGTTGATTGATATATTCTAGTTGTGCTTGGTGGTATTTAAGTACACCCTCAACACCATCACCGATAGCACCAAGCATTTGCATATACTTTAGACCCACACTTCTTTTCCCCTCATTGAAAAAGGTTTCTGAATTGCCAGTAAACGAACGCTTTAGAATGTCCGTATTGTCTAAAAGCCTACAAAAAAACCACCTACCAAGTTCAGTACTTAGTACGTGGTTAAGTGCATCAATATCACGCTCACGAATATATTCTTGTTTAGTTTTCATCTACACCCCCATACCCATTAATTGTTGCATTACTGGGTTTCCGTCATTGGCTGCATCTGTTGCTTGTTTAGCAGCACCAGCCATTTGAGGTGCTAATTGTGCCATTTGTAATGCTTGTGCTTGTTCCTCTTGCTCTTGTTGTGCTTGTTGTTGTTGCTCCATGATTTGTTGGTACTCATCATTAGAACGAATAACCCTAGCTGGTACACCAAGATTTACACCATATATGTCCGCTGCCTCTTCAAAGTTGAATTTCTGAACGATGTTCGCATTACCCTGTGCTAATGACATTATGAAAGCATAGTACTGTTCAATATTCACCAATGAAGACATTTTCTGTGCTTGTGCTAATGGAGATATGTATTCAATCTTTACATCCATTCCATTTAGCATTTCAGCAGTTTGTTCATCGATTGGTGGAAATATTCCAGCCCTATCTAGGATGCCATAAGTACGTTCAATGATTGGGTTTAAAAACTCACTTTGTAAGCGTTCAACTACAGGACCTAACTGTTGCATTTTCTCTTGTGTACGCTCCATAACCTCACGTGCAGTCATTTGTCCGCTATCGATGTTATCAAGCATTAAGAATAGGTCAGCACTATAGGCACGTTTAATACTTTCAGATACGAATTGTATCTTCGCTTGTACGTTTGCAACATCAATACCTACATTGAATATTGGTTCAACCTTACCGCCAGTATCAACTTCCGTTACACCGCCCGGAAATAGATTTACACTACCGATTACATCTGATGTAGCACTCATAGGTGGTTTAATACCTAATTCAATAGCGGTTACTAAGTCTTTTTCAAGTAGTTGTAACATCTGTGCATCTGATTGTGCGAACCATGCACACCCTTTACCATAACCGCTTAGATCATGTGTGGTGTGTCTAGCAATAGGAATAGACCATTCCTCAAAACCACTATGCCGTAGCACCTCATCGGAGTTGCTACCCTCTATCCAATAGATGGATGAGTAAGGCATATTCTTATTACCTAGTTTCCCATTGCGGTCTTTATTAGGTGTTACCAACCAACACACAACATAAGTTGTTGCATTACCTTTGCCATCGTCATATTCACGTTTTACTTGTTCAGTACAAGCATCATAACCAAACTCTTCAACAAGTTGGTCTGCGGTCATTCGGTATTTTCTACCAAAGGTGTTTACCTCACCATTACTGCCACACTCTAATGCATATGTACCGATAGGGTAAGATGTGAACCTCACACCAAATTTAGGGTCAGGCATGATAGACATAGGTGCTTGACCAAATGGTAACTCCATATAGGCTTGATGCACTACGTTGTAGAAATTAGACTTAGCAAATACTGCATAGAGTATTTCTTCACGTTCATCAAGTACCTTACTAACATCACTATTAGCTGCTAGGTCAGTATTCTCTAATGTTAGCTTGAACCACTTTCGACTAGGTGGTGTCATGCCACTCATTACACCTGATGCAAATATTTGGCAACTTTCCCAAGCCACACCATTATTTATTTTGTCGGTGTAGACTTTCGATTGGTCTTGTTCATCGTCAAACAATCCAAGGAAAGGTAGTTGATAATCTCGAATATCTTTCCACTTAGCAACGTACTTTTGACGATTGTTGAACATAGCATTAAACTTTGCCTTAATTTTCGTGTAATCACGTTTCTTAGGCATCGCATTTGTCGGTTGTCTAGCAAGCGTTGATAGGATAGTTCCTTGCATTATTAACCCCCTAATGTGTTCTTAGTGCCAGTTGTTGCCGTGGAAAGAATTGTACTTTCATAACCACGTTTGCCTTTACGCTTTTTAGCATACCAATCTTCACCAGTCATTGTAGTTGCATCATCTGTTTGTACAGTTGGTGCTGGTGCTGGCATTGGTGTGTCAGGCATTTTATTCTTCATGCACATTAAATCACCCCTTATCTTTTAAATGGATCATACTCTGTGTTCGCATGAACCCTACTCCCTACATTCACTTTTTTATTGACCCTGAACGCAAAGGTCAAGGCTAATGCATCGCCTTTGTTTGGAGATGGTAAGCCACGTTCTTTCATATCCTTTTTGCTTTCTAACTGTATTCGTCCATTCTTATCGATGATAGCCTCAGGACTTGTTATATCATCGTATAGACCTTGGTCATTAGGTGGAATAGAACCGCCCTCTTTTAGCCATTCTTTCATTTCGCCCCACATATACGCTCTCATGTTGAGATACATATCATTAGGTGCTTTACCACCAAAGGCAACTAACCGCCATCGTCTACCCATTGATTTACCGATACTATAAATACCTGTTCCGTACCCTTGGTCAATGAATACCGCATCGGCTTTGTACTCATCCTCGAATTGTGCTATTAGGTTAGCCATACGCATATCATCGTCATTCTTTTCAATCGTTGCCAAGCACTTCATGGAATAGCCATTACGCATCACGATTTCTAATGTATCACCGCCAGTCCACGCAGGGTCTACACCGATTATCACAGGCAGGTTGTTAAACTCACCAACTCTGTACACTCTCTTCTGTGCTTCATCTGCTATTGATGCGGATATAAATTGCGTATCGGATGCACTAGGGAATAAACCTCTAACACGTACCTTTACAAAGTCGCTATCCTCACCATGAATATCAACCCATTCTTGCAACTTGGCTTTGTTTGAAATCTTAACAGTACGGCTATCAATCTGATATGTAGTCCAGTAGTTACGATGCTTTCTAAAACATTCTCTAAACCTACCACTATTACGTGTAGGGTTACCAAACACACACCATATGATTTCCGTTTCCTTATCCGTTAAAGCACCCTCTGTTACTTCCCATATCTTATCGGAAATAGCTGATGCCTCATCAAAGATGATAAGAATACGATTACCTTGATTGTGTAGACCAGCGAATGCCTCTGGGTTACTTTCACTCCACGGAATAGCATCTATCCGCCATGTCTTTTCATACTGTTTATCAGCACTAAACAATGCGGTAGCAGTATAGGTGAATAATTCTTTACCTATGAATAGGTTATACCACTTATTCAACTCAGCCCAAGTCTTAGACTTTAACTGTGTATCAGTATTAGCGGTTACAACTCCCCTCGTATTCTCATGTGTAGCAATAGCAAATAATATCAACAATGAAGAAAAAGCGGACTTACCAATACCATGACCTGATGCAACTGCAATTTGTATTGCTTTGGCCAATGATTTACCTTTGCGTAGTTCTTCGCCTATTTTCTTGAAAGTCTTTACTTGCCATTCGTCAGGTCCATCAAAGTTTTCAAGCGGTGTTCCTTTTTCACCCCAAGGGAATGCGAAGTAGACAAAACCTAATGGATCATGAGTGAACGAACCCAACGCATCAATCAGTTGTGCCTTGTTGTACTTCATCAGATTTCACCCTTGCTTGTTTCATCCTATCGGATATATCGATTTCTATTTCTGCATCAAGTTTGACTTTATCAGTAAATAGCATATGCCGTTTACCTAAGAGTTCCGCTGCCTTAGTTCTATCTGCCACAGATACATCTAAACCAAATGCATCTTTTTCTTCGCCACACATAACCCTAGTCAGATATTCCAATACTTCATCAGCCGTTGCGATTGTGTTTTTACTACGCTCGTTCATGACTGCATCTATATATTGGCGCACCTTAGGTTTTCTTAGCATCTTACTTCCAGTTACACTTGCACTATTTTCTGCATATCCAGCCTTAATAGCACTCTGTGTTGCGTTGGTAGTCTTGATATACTCATCTGCAAATATACGTTCTTTTTCTGTTAAGGTGTTAGCATCTGCCATATATCAATCACCACCTTTATATGCCTTAACTAAAAATAGCAGTACTTCATGTTGCTTAGTACTGCTATACTCACTTTCTTTTTTATAGAGTTGTTTAGGTTTAAATGTCTTCCCCTTTTTGTACTTGTGAGGAAATGTAAGTTTATATTCCTCTTCCGTGTACATTCGACTGACAATATATATCTTGCAAGGTTTATCATATTTACTCCATGATTGCCTTACATCGACTACATATCGCCTGCCGTTCATTTGTAATGCTTTGAGTAGTTTCTTTATCGTTGGCTGGTAATTCACATCCAACACCACACAATACCGATTAAGATTAATACACCACATATGATAGCTAAACCATCAATGAGTGTAATCATTGTATCGCCACGATGTTCGTAAGCATATTTAGCTTTAGCCTGTAGGTCTTTATTGTTCAAGTCCTTGGCTGCTTGTTTGAATAGTTTTCTATCTTCAATGAATTGTTTAATTGCTTTAATCATTTAAGCACTTCGCCACCTTTCCTTTTTAACTTACCATGTGATCTAACACATAAGCCATAATTGCCTTTACTTGCACCACCACAAGTAATATATGTTTGACACAAGCCATCATATTCTATTGTCTTTGCGGTACATATGCCATTCTTATTGTTAAGGCATTTCTTTTTACAACACAAAACATCCGTCATAATCTCCCCTTTATGATAGATTTATGCAAGAAATGGAGTATATCGCCGTGGATATGCCCCATTTTGTGATAAGTTTATTCATTTTATTTATGTTAATTATTCAAAACCGAAGTTATACCATCGCTCTCTTGTCGATGTAACACATAGGAATTAGCATTTCTCCTAAAACTCTATATTGTGTTAAGTACCTAGGAAACAAATATAACTCCAGTTTTCAACAATCACTCAAAACTAGGTGCGTTATTGATGACATGACAATTTATGCTTTTTGAGGTTCAACTATGAATAAGGAAAAACAAAGTTGGAAAAGAAAAACACACCTAGTTTTCAATGATCATTACACACTCAATACCAACAACTAACATTTTGATGGATCGTAATCGTGTTAGGTTAAGTAACAACAAGAATATGAATAAGTTTCTTTTGGAGGCTGCTAGTTGTCAGTATTCAATGTGTATAACCAATTAGGGCAGGTTCATATCTTTAAGGTTAATAATGTATAAGCTATATATTGTGAGGATATTCGACCCACCCTTATCAGTTAGCAGTAAATTTACATATAAAATTTTGTCATAACACATACTTCAAAATTGAAATTAGAAAAAAGTATAGTGTTGTTTCCTTACCAATCAAATATGGTTGCGCTGCTACTCTGCGACCGTTAGCGCTATACGTTCCATTTCGCCCATATACAACAAAGGCACGCTCTTTTATGGGCGTGCTTGTTGTTGTGTTTTGATTTGTCCTAAGGAAAGAGTGAGTAGTAGTCGCTTAGTGGCAACTTCTACATATATATTATACCTAATAGCAAACTATAGGTGTACGGACAATCACGGACATTTACGGACATTATAGGACAAGTTTTCGCCCAAACTCCAATAATGCCTTTTGTTTATATCTCTTCGCCTGTTTCGTTGAGTAACACCCAATCATTTTATACGCATCTTCTGTTGTATTGTTGAGTACAAACTCATAACGTAGGATAATTGCACCCAGCTTTTCGTCTAGTGCATCAATTCTATTGATCGCATCGCATTTTAGTTTAGATAACTCATCAATTCGTTTATCGCGTTCTGCGACTGTATCCATAAATCTTGATACACTAACCTCTAAGCCTTGTGGAGTTCCACCGCCTGTAACCCTATCCTTACTGTAATCAATCGCACCTATCGATGTAAGGTTTGCTCGTAGTTGATTGATTTCTTCCTTAATAGATGCTATCTGTACATCAATCAACTTAACTGGTTGTAGATATTCCATAGCTATTTCTATTAGTTTCTTTTCGTCTAATTCGTTCAAATATTACTCACCACCAAACATAACACCAGCACCAAAGATAATTAATATAATACCAATTATCGCCTGTACGAATAACATTCGCACACATCCCTCTTCAAACGTATCAAAGGCATCGTTTAAAATCGCTGCTAAAAAAGGCGAAACACCTAATATCATTCCAATTGTAATTAAATTTTCAGCCATCTGTTTATACCTCTGCTAGTTTTATATACGCCCATGCAGTTACATCCTTATTATCTTTAGAACTCCACGATGTAGCGCCATTGTTCCATACATAAACATCACCGTAACCAGCTTTAGCAAAATATCTTCTGTGCCATATGATACCATCACTACTAACTAATACAGGTGTATCAACCTTAACAGCCATCCAGTCTACAATGCCTAATTCTTCTGCAATGTCAAAAACCTCATTAGAACTTAATTTTGGTAGTGCTGCCATAACCCCAGTTATACCAATATACTTTTTACAACTGCTTATTCTTACTTCATCTACATCATCAAACATGGATGGCTTTTCATTTGTTAGATACATATTATCGTATTTATCCGCTACAATATACCGCCAGCCATCATCATATAACTTTTTAAATAACCACTCTCTACCTTGTTCATCTGTGATCATACTGTACCCACGCTCCTCTATCCTCATTCCATCTAAATTCAACTACATCATACAAATCAAAATCATCTATATTTTCACTTACCTTACCGATATAAAACACATCCTCTTCACTTTCCACCGCAAGTTGGCACAAGAAATCAAATGCATCTTGATAGCTTTGAGGTGCGAT